TGTTAATGGTAAAGTTAAAATTCGTGCTGCCTATATGAAAGCTGAAGATAAAAAGAAATATGATGATAATTATGATCGTGTTTTTAGAAATCCTAATAATCCCGTAAATCATAAAGAGCTTGAAAAATAATTATGGCTACTACATTTTTAGAATTAACAAATGAACTATTAAGGGAGTTAAATGAAGTAGTATTAACTTCCTCAACTTTTTCTAGTGCTGTAGGTATTCAAGCACACGCTAAAGATTGTATTAATAGATCATACTTAGATATAGTTAATGAAGAACCTCAGTGGCCTTTTTTAGCTACAGGTGAAAGCGGTGCTACCGATCCTATGTATGGCAATGTATCAGTAGATACTGTAGCAGGTACAAGATGGTATGAATTAAAAGCTGCTAGTTCATCTATAATTAATGACTATGGCTCTATAGATTGGGATAATTTTTATTTAACTACAGTGGGTGTAAGCGGTCAATCAGCTCCTTACGTTTCTAAAAATTTAAGATTTGTAACTATAGAAAAATGGAAAGACTTTAGAAGGGCTAGAGAAAATGCTGATGATGCTGATCAAGCAGTAGGAGGAGAACCCAATCTTGTTATTAGAAGTCCAGATTCTAGAAAGTTTGGATTAAGTCCTATACCCGATAAAGTTTATAAGGTTTGGTTTTTTGCTTATGACCTTCCTACACAACTATCTGCACATAGCGATGCTATAGTTTTTCCTGATTTATATAAAACAGTAATATTATCTAAAGCTAGATATTATACACATCAATTTAAAGACAACCCTCAAATGGCTGCTTTTGCCTTAGAAGATTATAGAAAAGGATTAAAAAGCATGAGGGAAAACTTAATAGGGACTGTTCCAACATTTATATCTGATGACAGAGTTAGGTTTGATTAACTATGCAAGCATTTGGTTTATCATGTCAAGGCGGTCTAAACACTAATCTTAACCAGTTTCAAATGTTACAGCAACCGGGATTTGCTACAGAGTTACAAAACTTTGAAGTTGACCCTGATGGTGGTTACAGAAGAATAAATGGTTATACACTTTATGGTGGCAGTAGTGCAGCAAGACCTAATGGTTCTAATCCAATATTAGGACTTTTTGTTTATGCCGATGGTGTTATTGCAGCATCAGGTACTAATCTTTATTTTACTTTAGACGGTACAAGTTGGTTACAAATAAACCGTTCTAGTGTAAGTGGATCAGGAGATAATTACTCTACATTTACAGGAAGAAGCACAGCAACTAGAACAAGTCAATCATATGCAAACTTTACATTATTTGAAGGAAATACTACTTATGGTGAAGTAGTAATAACTGATAAAGGTTCTGGCGTAAAACCTGCTTTATTTAAAATGACAGGTACAGGTGATAGCTTATCAGATAGAACTTATTTCTATGAAGAAATTACAGTAAGCGGCACACACTATCCAAAGTTTTGTACTATACATGACAAACACTTAGTAGTTGCAGGAGCAGCTACAGCACCTAATACTATATTTTATAGTGGCACAAGTGATATAAATGATTTTACTTCAACGGGTTCTGGAAGTATTGTATTAGATGATCAAGTAGTAGGACTAAAAAGTTTCCGTGGCGATTTAATTATATTTTGTAAAAACAGTATTTATAAATTAGTAAATATAAATGATTCAAATTCTATAGCTATTACACCTATAACTAAAAACGTAGGTTGTTTAGATGGTAATAGTATTCAAGAGATTGGTGGTGATCTTATATTTTTAAGCCCTGATGGATTTCGTTTAGTTGCAGGTACGGCTCGTATTGGTGACGTAGAGTTAAGTTCAGTATCAAGACAAATACAATCTATTGTTGCTTCTTTAGCTTCTAATATAGGTTCTTTAGTTATATCTAGTGCAGTATTAAGAAGTAAGTCTCAATATAGATTATTTTATAGTTCAGGTGCAGCTTCTACAGATACAGCAAAAGGAATTATAGGAACCATAACACCACAAGGTTTTGAGTGGTCTGAAACAATAGGAATACAAGCTCATGGATTTACATCAGGTTTTGATAATAACAGTGTAGAACAAATATATCATGGTGATAAAGATGGCTATGTTTATAATCATAATACAGGAAATTCTTTTAATCCTGCAGGAACAGAAACAAATATAGATGCAAGATATAAAACACCTAATTTAGATTTTGGAGATGCAGGAACATTAAAAACATTACACTACACAAAAATATCTTTTACACCTGAAGGAACAGTACAGCCTACATTAAAGATAACATATGATTTTGATGATACTAATAGACCACAGCCTCCAAACTATACACTAGATTCAATACCAACTCCGGCAGTATTTGGAGATTCAACTTTTAATACAGCAGTATTCGGAGCTTCTCAAGACCCTATGGCAAGACAGGCAGTACAAGGAAGTGGACACAATATAGCCTTTAAAATATTTAGTCAGGATACTAATGCACCTTATTCAATAAATGGTTTCTATGTAGACTATAGACCTTCCGGTAGGAGATAATAATGGGTACAAGTTATGTAAGACAAAGCTCAATGGCAGATGGAGATACTATAACTGCCGCTTTATTTAATGATGAATTTAATAGACTACTAACTGCTTTTTCATATGCTTCTAGTAGTACTACAGGTCATCAACACGATGGTACTGCCGGGGAAGGCGGCAATATACATACTATTGGTGATCAAGATTTTTTAAATAAAATTCTTACTACTGGCAATACTTGGGAGTTCTATGTAGAAGTTTCTAGTGCTGCTGCAAAACAAATGGTATTACAAGATGGAGCGTTAGTACCCAATGCTGATAGTGACTTAGATTTAGGAACATCAAGTAAATATTTTAAAGATGCTTATATAGATAGTATTACAACTACAGGTAATGTATCTGTTGGTGGGAATCTTACGGTAACAGGCACTACAACTTTTAATGGAGGTACTCTTACTTTAGGAGATGCAGCAGATGACAATGTTGTATTTGGTGCAGATGTAAACAGTAATATTATTCCTAATACAGATAGTGCTTATGATTTAGGTTCTTCTAGTCAAGAATGGCGTGATTTATATATTGATGGTACAGCGTATTTAGATGCTATAAATTTTAATGGCACAGCTATTAGTGCAACAGCAGCAGAAATAAATATATTAGACGGAGTAACTGCTACAGCTTCAGAACTTAATATAATGGATGGAGTTACTGCAACTACAGCAGAACTTAATATCCTTGATGGAGTAACATCTACAGCAACAGAATTAAATATACTAGATGGAGTTACTTCAAGCACAGCCGAGCTAAACATTTTAGATGGTGTAACTAGTACTACAGCAGAATTAAATCTTCTTGATGGTGTAACAGCTACCACAGCAGAACTTAATATACTTGATGGTGTTACAAGCACCGCAGCAGAACTTAATATTCTTGATGGAGTAACGAGTACAGCAGCAGAGCTTAACACTTTAGATGGTGTTACGGCAGTTGTAGGAGAGTTAAATTATTTAGACTTAGGTAGTACCGCAGTAGGAACAGCCATAGCTTCTAAAGCAGTTGTATTAGATTCTAATAAAGATTATACAGGTATACGAAATCTTACTCTTTCTGGTGATCTTACTATTAGTGGTGATGATCTTACGATGGGTACTAATACATCTGGACATTTACTAATAGCAGATGGTACTAACTTTAATCCTACGGCTGTTGGAGATTTATCAGAAATATCTACAGTAGCTAATGATGATGTATTACTTGCAGTAGATACTTCTGGTGGTGGGCTAAAGAAAATTTCAAGAAGTACATTGGTTTCAGGACTAGCTTCATCAGGAGCTATTTCAAATGTAGCAGATGATTCTACACCACAACTAGGTGGTGACTTAGATGTTAATGGAAATGCTTTAACTTCTACATCAAATGGTAATATTGCTTTAACTCCAAATGGAACAGGTGTAGTTAGATTAGATGGTAATGTAGATATTCAATCTGGAGAAATTGTATTAAAAAATGCAGGTTCAGTATCTAATGTTAAGTTTTATTGTGAGTCAAGTAATGCTCATTATACTCAATTACAATCTGCTCCTCACGCATCTTATTCTGGTAATGTAACATTAACTTTACCTGCAACTACAGATACTTTAGTAGGTAAAGCAACAACAGATACACTAACTAATAAAACACTAACATCTCCAAAAATTAATGAAGATGTAGTAGTTTCTGCTACAGCTACCGAACTTAATATTCTTGACGGTGTAACGGCTACTACAGCAGAACTTAATATTTTAGATGGTGTAACAGCTACCGCTACTGAACTAAACATTCTTGATGGTGTAACCAGTACTACTGCCGAATTAAATATTCTTGATGGAGTTACAAGTACAGCAACAGAATTAAACATTCTTGATGGGGTTACAAGCTCTACTGCTGAACTTAATATACTTGATGCAGTTTCTAGAGGTTCTTTAATTTATGGAAATTCTAGTGGAGCAACAGCACTTCTTACTAAAGGTGGTGCTAATACAATTTTAACATCTGATGGTACTGATATTTCTTGGGCTGCACCC